GCAGTTGATTCCGTCTGTTACGTCCTCCCAGTTTCTGTCATGCCATTCCTTTGTCCAGGAAGGATTGTCTCCAAGGCTTCCGACCTGCAGCTTGTCAGCATTTCCGCTTGTAACAAGTTCAGTCGGATGATTGAGCGTTACAGGCTTGAGCTTCATTGAGCTGAGGGTTCTTTCGCTGAATACTTCTTCAGGAAGGCGAAGTTCGCGCTGAACGGTTCCGTCCTTGCGCTTGTAAGTAAAAACGCCGATTGATGTGACGATTGCACGTCCCTTAAGAAAACCTTCAACAGTGGCTTCAAAAGGAGTCGTCATCCACTGCGAGTTGTCGATGTTGTCGAATCTGTTTACTGAATTGAATTTGCCCATATTTTTTATTCTCCGGAAATAAAAAAAAGCCTGGAAGCAAAAGTGACAGAAGCGCAGGGTATCAAAGCCTGCGAATCAATCCCACTCAGCTCCGGCAAGCTCTATGGTATTGGTGAAGCCAAAAACTTAAAGTATGCTGGATACATAATACTACATTTTGTTTTTGTGTCAAGACAGAAATATTTTCCGCATGATTTTTTTTCAAAAAGATTTTTTCAGGAAAAATTAAAAAAAACACACACTCAGGAAATGCGCAAAGCATTTCCTGTCCCTGACGCTGGAAGCGTCGGTTTTCAGAAAACGCGGCTTCGTTGCGTAGAGTATTAGGGGTTAAGTATTTAGTATTTAGTATTTAGTATTTAGTATTTAGTATTTAGTATTTAGTATTTAGTATTTAGTATTTAGTATTTAGAGTTATTCGACACCGATATATCACCGTCCGACACCGTATATACACCATCGGACGGTCATGATACGGTGTCCGACACCGTAGGGGTAACGTATATACACCGTCCGACACCGTATATACGGTGATATATCACCGTCCGACACCGTTCAAGACCGTTAAAAATTCATGATTTTTCTTTTGTTTAATTTTTTCTGCGGTTTTTGTTTTGAAGAATAAAATTAAAATCCTCTCAGACGAAAAAAAAAGCCCCTTAGAGCGTTCGGAAGTGACAAGGTGATATAAAATCATTCCCGAATGAAAATGAACGCTTTGTAGGGCTTATTTTGTTTTTTCTCAATGATTAAAAAAAAGCCCTCCGGTGATTCAGTTCGATTCACCGGAGGACCCTCCCACACATTTACACATATAATATGACCAGGACAATTTCAGAATAACACATCCCGGAAACTTTGTAAAGTTTTTATTTTCCCGCAGTCGGATTCAGGACGGCAACCTTCAGCCTCTTTCCGTCCTTGAGCATTGCAAGCGCAGTCCTGTGATTCCCGTCAATGAGCATATATTTTCCTCCGGCTTCAACGGCCCTGATTAAATCACCCTTATCCTTGTTCTTGTCATACTTCATGAGGCTCAGGAGCTTTTCTTTTTCAAGCGCTTTCTGATCCGTTACTATGTCGTCAAGGTCAATCATTCTTTCAACGTAGATTTCCGTTCCTGTCTTTTTCTGCGCTTCATAAACTGCAGCGGCTTCCGCAATCACGGATTTCTTTCCCATCGGAATAATGTTCCTGACTTCTCCGTTGCCCAGAGATTTGAGCGCGTCAATCTTCTGCACAACGCTTTCATAATTTGAAACGCTAGCTTCTGTTTCTGACGCAGGTATATATTCCATCGGCTCGCCTTCAATCTCTGCCGTAAGTTCCGGATAGTAAGCAAGGCCGACGCACCGGCACTGAATGTCCTGCCCTGGATGAAGCTGCACTGCGTTTGACGGCCGTGAAACCCATGTCTTTCCGCCGTCGTAAGAACAGACGGAAGCATCATCCCAGCGGCAGAGAAGCCCTTCCATGGCTGCATGAGAATCGCGCACGCGGTCGTCAAAGGCCGTGCTCCATACATACATATCAAGGCCGACTTCCTCCATCTGCGCCTGCGTTATCTGTCCGTTCAGTTTTCCCATCTGGTCGCGGGCAAGAAGCTTGCAGTGCTTGTCAGAAAGGCTCTCCGTTGCTGCAAAGATTTCTTTTTTCAACTGCCCCGGAGACATTCCGTTGACAATAGCCTGCTCCGTCAGCGTGTTGATTTTTGAAACATAATTTTTCGCATTCGATGTAATCAGGGTATAGTTATCTTCAACCCAGCTTGCCTTCATGTCATTCCACCACGGCGCAGAAGTCGGAAGGTTTACGTGAATACCCTTGTCAAGAATCCGAGTGAATTCCTTGTTGCCGAAGTCCATCGCTTCATCCGCAGTCTTGCCCAGGGCCGTGAGGATTACATTATTGTTCCTGTCTGCCGGAAGTTCCGAAATGTCAGGCATATAGACGGAAAGCCAGTCCTCAAGGTTGTAAATCATTCCGCGGAAAGTATCTCCGGGAATAGCGTCAAGATGAACTTCAGGACTGTCGCCCCGCAGAAGCTCTTCCATGTTTTCATTCACGAAGTTCCGGACGTAATCAGTAAGAGGCTTGAAAAAACTCTGCAGTTGTCTGTAATACTTGCGCTCGATTCCGTGAGGATATGCACGCGGAGACGTGATTTTTTTTGTCGGCCTCTTTCCTGCAGTTTTGAAAAGAATCTTCATGAGCTGTATTTCAGTTTCGTTTTTTATTTTCATTTTTGTCCTCGCAGAAATCACGGCAGGCTTTGTCAGTCGGTTTCTGCATTGTAAAAAAATCTTTTATCAGGCAGAAGCCCCTGCCGCGTCTAACGGCTTCCTCATGGCTGTAGTCTCCGATCTTGTCGGTCTCCTCTACGAACCATGAGCAGGAATTGCACGTTTTCATTTTTCACCCACAGGCGGAAGTTCAGTTTTTTTATTGCCGGATTTTTCCTGCAGCTTCTTGAGCGAATCACCGAATTCAAGTTCTTCAACAATCTCAGGAGACATAATACCCATATCGATGTAACCCTGGTATGTTTCCATTTTGCGGTATTCGGTATTTGCTTTTTTTTCTTCAAGTTCAGCCTGCTCTTTTTCCGTCATCTGTTCGAGCGGATTGAATTCAATTTCCGGCTCAGGAATCCTCTGCCATTCAGAAATGATTTTTACAAGGCGGTCAAGAATCGGCATGAGGTCTGATTCTTGCTTTGCCTTGACCATATCATAATACTGGTACATATCGGCATCGCCTGTTGAGTTCATTCCTCCCGGAGAGATTCCGAAAAGCTTAGTCATCGGATAACCGGTTGCTGCAGAAGTCATCATCATAAACTGATAGAGAACGTCTGAAACTCCGCCGAATGAAAGCGTGTCGCGTTCAAAGGCTTCATCAGTATCAAGCAGAACGGAATGGAAAACTGACTTCATCATGTCCATTGCCTGAAGTCTTTTCTGCACACGTTCGCCGCCGTCCTCGCTTGACATAATCATTGCAAGGTCCTTGTATTTGTACTTTCCGATTGTCAGCTCGTCCAGAAGATTTGCAAGGGAACTGAAAGAACTTCCGAGTTCCTTGAGCCTGTCCTGAATGCGCTGGAAAACTGAAAGTCCCCAGTAGCGGTATTCCATAGGAATCAGGCTTGCTTCTGAAGACGGAATCTCAACGCCCTTGAGTTCAATAACGCGGGAATAATGAATGCGCTTCACCTGATACTGTCGGCCCGTATAAAACGAAACCGGATAATATTCAACCTGTCCGTAATGAGGCTTTGTTTCATCCATCTGGAATTCCATCGTTCCATACATGACGTTATTGCGCGGAATAATGCGCAGGTTTTCAAACCTTTTGATTTTATTCAGGTTCAAGGGATGGTCCAAAGGTTCCCCGTCGTACACGCCAAGAAGAATCAATGCTCCGCCATAAAGACGTGCCCATTTCAGCGCCTGAGAAATCTTTGAGTTTGCACGGATTTCCTTGAAAATCTTATTATAGACTTTCGAGTAATCTTCCATGCCTTCTTTTTCATCCTCAAACTTGTAATGCCAGCCCTGCTTCATCATGTCGTCAGGAAGAAGGTCAATAACTCTTGCGCCCAGACCGTCGTCTGCATATACGATTTCCTTTTCTGCATCGGTAAGGAACCCTGTCGGAACGGCATGGGTTGTCTTTGTCTTGTCGGCCCGAGTCCCAAGCCCGGTGAAAAGATTCATCCATCCGTCGTTTCTAACTGCCTGTTTTTTTTCTGCCATTTGAATAGCCTCCTGTTTTTATATTACCAAGAATAAAGCGAATTTTTAACGCCCGTTGAACTTGACCAGATTGCAAAGCCTGCAGAAAGGTTGTCCACCTGGTCGTCATGCGGGCCGTAAGGAAATGCGCTGACTTCCGCAATCCAGTCGTCGAGCCACGGCTCTCCCTGAACGACATGAACGTTTCCTGCCTTGAAGATTGCTTCAAGCGGAGTCGCACGAACAACCTTGTCTTTCTTTTCCGGGACTGACAGAATCGTGTACTTCCCTTTCAGGATGCTTCGCATTGTTGCAATAGTGTCTTTTGCATCAGAAGAGTTACCGACTCCAATTCGGACATAAGGCCCGTCCTGATTCGTAATATTCCGCATCTGCTCGTCACGCTCCGGGGCGTTCTTCCTCATGCGCGTAACGTTCTTGATCCAAAGATGCGGCTGCCCGTCAATTTCATTAAAGGCAAGAAGCGTTCCGCTTGTCCAGTCCGGGTCTGACTTTGCGCGTTCCTTTGCGGTATGCGCCAAGTCCCATACACGCATCCAGCGCAGTTCTTTCGGCCAGTCCTGAGAAGTAAGGTGGCGCTGAATACATTCTGTATTGAGCATATTTCCGGTTCTCTTGACCGGCTCAAGCTGCATGAGCGACTGAAAGCCGTAATCACCGAGAACGGCTTTCTGCTGCGTATACCAGGCCTTTCCGAACCGTTCCGGGAAAAGAACGCCTTCAGGATATTTGTCGCTTATGGCCGGAAACTTCAGAAATTTGAATCGCGGAAAATCCGGGTCCTCCTTGCACTTCTTTCTGATGCGGCCGATTATATCGTCAACGTGCCACGGGGTTGCAAGAACGATTGTAATTGAAACAGGAGCCTTTCTTGTCATGAAGTCGTTTGTAAATGCGTCCCACATCTTTTCGCGCATAGTATCTGATTCCGCATCAGCCCTATTCCGGCAGAAGTCGTCAAGAAGTCCGAGATTGTAACCCTGCCCTGAAAGAGAACCAAGCAGACCGGAAGCAAAGCATTCGCCTTCATGATCCTTTATGTTCCAGTGCGCCCCGGAAGATGAATTCGGATCAACGCGCAGATTCGGAAAAAGCTGTTTGAATTCTGGGGTTGAAATAAGATTTCTTGAAGTCTTAGAAAAACCTTCCGTCAATGCCTGAGTATGTCCGCAGAGGATAACCTTTGAATCAGGATTAAGGCCGAGAAAATGCGCAGGAAGTTTTCTTGAAAGAATTTCTGAATTATGAGTAGGAATGAAAGACTTTCCGCAAAGAAACATTCCGTCTGCGTTTTCTACCTGGATGCAGACTGTATCACCAATCAATTCTGTTTTTTGGAAATCAAGAGTAAAACCATTTACAGAGACTTTGCGATTTATGTCTCTTGCTTCAAGAATCAAGTTTTCATCCGTATTAAAATATTTGACTTTCCAAAGGTGTAATTCATCACAAAAGATTGATTCACTTTTTCCGTTTGAATCTGTTGCAAGAACGTGTATCAATTTTCTATCATGCCAGATTGGAGATTTTGCAATTACTCTAACAGGCTTCCCGTTTTCTCCGAAAACATAATCTCCAGGATTCAAGTCTTTAATCTTTTTGACCCCGTCTGGAGTTGGTATTAAAGTATTCACCTCAAGGGCTTTCCCATGCCTAAAAGGAACAGTAATTACCCATGCAGAAGATTTTCCTTCGCGGTAAAGTTCCATCGCGTAATCAATGGCAGCACAGATTTTCCGTGTATGATAACCGATAGTGAAAGGCTCGCTGTGATTCTGCCACGTGTACTGCATGAAGTTCAGGTGATGGTCTACAGCTTCGAGACGGCGCAATAAGAGAAGTTTTTCAAGTTCGTAATCAGTCGATTGATTCCGTGCCATCAAGTCCCTCTATTTCCTGCCGGATTTCCTCAGCAAGCTTTCTTCGTTCTTCCGGGTCGTCAGGAATGTCGCTCTTCGTTTCTGTCAGTTCAATCTGCGTAACAGGCTTCGTATAAAGATATGTCATCAGCTCGCTTGCGACTTTAGCACGAACCTGAACGGGAGTTTTTTTATCGCGGAACATTGAAATCATTCCGGCG